TATGAGGGGCTCTTAACACTTCTAACTTATTATGGGAAAAGGTTCTAAAAGGAGACCTACAGTGGTCAGTGATAAACAATTCGAAGATAATTGGGAAAAGGTATTTGGTAAGAAAGAACCAAAGGTTAAGTCACGCAAGGTGACACCTAAACATGGACAATCTCAAGTCCATAAAGATAAGACCAAATACAAAAGAAAAGACAAGTATCCTTCACCTAATTACGAAGGGCCTTGGGGTAAAGATTTAGGATTATCCTAGACTACCATAGTGAAGTGCAGAATGTGTTCCCATTCTAGCACCAGTTGCACTAAATGATTTAGTTACATTAGTATTACTTTGTTGTTGTAATGACTGAATAGGTGCATTAATTGTAACTGGTTGTTGATTTGGTTGACTTGCTGGTGTCATGTTAGCAGATATAACAGGCAGTGTACCAAAATTCATATTTTCTATTTTCATATCCTTCATTGCATTTGCAAATTTTTGAAGTCTATCAAGTTTGGTGTCATCCATTCTATTAAATGCAGATGCAATTCTATCAACACCATCACCAAATGATGTTAAGTTGTCTCCCATTTCTGCAGCTACTTCAATACCTGTAAGTCTCTGCATTTGGTCAACACCACCTACACCAAAGAAATCTGCAATTGCTTCTGCAAAAGAAGTCTCTGGTAAATTAAAGTCTTTTATAGCTGTTTTAAGGTTTCCCAAATTCTCTATGGATTTGGTCATATCCTTTTCATAGTGTTGTAATGCTTGTGCAGCTATGACTAGAGGACTAGTAAACAATGAACCAAATAAAGAACCACTTCCCATTTCGTCCAGTAGTTCTCCAATTCCAGCCTCTTTTAATTTAATAATATTATTTTTAATCGCAGATGCATCTAGTGTTTCAAATGCACCTACATTTCTTGCAAAAGAACCAGCTGCACTACCTATTAAATACAATCCAGAAGATAGTAATGCAATTGCAGCTAATCCAGCAAGAACACCAATTGCTTGTGGGCCTGCAAGTAACAATCCAAATCCTGCTATCATTGCACCAATTCCCACTATAGCTGCACCAACTTTTACTATGTTAATATCTTCAAATTCTTTCATTCCTTTGAATGCACCAGTTTTTCTACCAAGTGCAAATGCACCAAAGATTGCACTAAGTCCAACACCTAATGCAACACCACCTATTACTAAGAATTTACCAAGACCAGCAGCCCCTCTTGCAAGACCCTTACCTAATGCACTGAATCCAGCACCAATAGCAAAAAGACCTTTTCCAATACCTTTACCAAACATATTTGCTAATGTTAAGAAAGGTATCATAAATCCAAACTTCATATTAGTGTCACCAGACTCATCTACATTAGTGTCACCAGGCCCTGCTGCAGTTCCAACTCCAGTTTTTCTTGCAAGTCTATCTTTTTGTTCTTGTCTGAATCTTATTTCGTCTCTATATGCAGCTCTTTGTGAAAGTTTTAAATTTGCAGCGTCAACACCAATTGCTCTAGATTCTCTTGCATCTTCTTTACCTTCAAAAAATAGTTGTCTTTTCAGTCCTAATGCAATTCTAACACCAATTGACTTAACACCATTCATGACTAAATTCATGATTGTACCTAGTAAAGGTATTTGTTGTAAAAGACCACCAATAGGGCCAAAGAATGCTAAAAGTTTATCGAAATCACTTTTTAAATCATTTCCAAAACTTTTTGCTATCTCTACACCAGTAAACTTACCACCTTCTTCGATAGACTTCTTCATATCTTCAAAAGTACCACCAGCAAACTTGACAAATGTTTTTTCAAATCCACTTAAAGTCTTTCCATACTTTCTGATTTCATCGAGTGCTTTGTATTCTTCCTCAAGACTTTTGACTAATGCATTTTCTGTGGATTGACCATTTTTTTCTAAAGTCTCTTTGACATTATCTATTTTAGTCTTTAGTCCATCCATAGTTTCAGTGATATCTGCAATACCACTATCTTTCAGAAACTTATCGATTGCCATTTCAGTTCCAGTACCCATAGCCTCTGTTGTAAGTTTCATCTTACTAACTGCACCTATATCGTACTCTTTTATTTTTTGAACATTATCGTCAATAGTCTCTTTAAAAGATTTTTCATTATCTTCAAAACCATCTTTAATAGATTTTACTGCTCTATTTATAAAAGACTTCATCAAGCCTGCATTCAGTTCATTTGGTGTATTTTCTTCAGCCATATTAGTATTTATCTATTTTTGTGAATTGGTATCGTGTTCTTTAGCTGCACTATTTACATATAAACCAAACCAAGCAGCTCCTGCTCCAACTAGGATTGAAATCAATCCAGATTGTTCCATTGATGGTTCTGGTAAATCCATAAACCACATAGCTGCATAATATACCAGTATAATGTATACACTTAAAAATGCACGAGGCCAGATTCTCCATGAATCTACTGCTCTTGCAAGGTGAATCCATTTTTGCCAAGGGTTTACTGTATCGTTTGCTTTAAGGTCTCTTATCTCGTCTTTAAGAGCTGCATTCTCTTGAATCATCTCCATAAACTTTGATAAGTCCATTTCTACTTCATTTCGTGACATATCACCACTAAATCTCTCATCGGCCATAATACTCTCCTATTAATTTTGTGCCTGTTTCATCTTCAACTCCTCATCTTCGAGATGTTGAACAAGTAGGGAAACATATATTTCCCTTTCCCATGGATACATTCCATCGAGTTCAGTTAGTGACCAACCATGATGTTGGATTAAACCAAAGTTTGTTTGAATATAGTTTGCAAGTGTGTCATGAGAAAGGGCTAGACGAAAAAATTCTGTATTCCTTCTAACTTAACTTTACATTCTGTACCACATTTACTACAATTATATTCGACATCCTTTACCATTTTTGGTAGACCACTAAACCATTCCATTAACATATTGAATTGACTTGTAGACAATTCGTCTATGAATGAATTGATTTCTTTCTCAGTGAAATCTCCCCTATTATGTACTTCTGTATCATCAAATATAGATTCAATTGAATAACTGATAACTTTAAATATGTCTTCTACACCAAGGTCACCAGATAAATCTTCACCAAGTGCTTCTTGTATGTCATTGTAGTTTGGAACTCTTAAAGTTACACCTACAGTGTCAGTTAACATTAATTTATTATCTTTCAATTCACCTTCTATTTCTACCTCTTCCAAATTAATTTCTATTGGTGTTGTTCCATCACACTGAGGTTGGTTTCTACAACCAAGAACTACAGTAGCAACTTCACCAACAGATTTAATTCTTACTTGTAGAAACAAGAATTCTAAATCTGCGTTACCTAATCCTTCTACACTAGAACCATCTTCAAAACTTGAACATTCATTTACTAATCTTATAATAGTATGTGATATTGTTCTATTGTTCTGGTCTTCTAATGCTTGAAGTAATACTTTCTGTTCTCCTACTGAGAATGGTCTGTATTTGACTTCTTTTCCAGATACAGGTAAATTTACAAAATACTCAATAGTATTTACTTTAGGTAATGCCATAATATACTCCTATTGTATTAGGAAAACTTAAATCTTAAAGATTGCGTTTTCAATTTTACCTTTTACTTTATTTGAGAATTTACTTAAATGCTTGTCCATAAAACCTATGAATAGGTTCGATGGTTTTGAATTAGTAAATTCACTTTGCCAGTATCTATAACGAAACTGTGCATTAAACTTTAATATGTCAGACTGTTCATAACCCAGATTTACTACACTTAATTGTGTTGGGAATGCTTCAACCATCATACATCTATAATTTACATTATCATATTTATCTAACATTTCTAGATAAATTACTCCAGTATAGTCATCATAGAATCTGGAGTGAAACCCACCAGCACCACTGGAAAATCCATTGATGGTGTTTTGCCATAATTCGACCAATTCTCTTTCTTCATGGTCGTTTGTCATATAAAAAGAACAATCAAATGCATCATATTGAGGTTTATGTGGTATAACTCTCTTAGGGCCATATTCTGAGTCTTCTAAAGTGAAGAAACCTCTGCCTGGCAAACTTGCAGAGTCACATTTAAGACCTCTTATTGCAAGACCAGTATTCTTTGTACCAGTACCAAACATTGCAACATTGTATCTATTACCTCTTTGCAACGAGTCCATCTGTGCTTTAAATCTATCTATTTTCATGAAATTTTCTTCCTACTTTCCTTCCAAACACTATCAAGAGATGCTTTCTTAAATGATTCAGTTGGTAAAAATATTGCAATCTCCCAGTCTGCACTATCGACTATTGCAAATTTACTTCTAATTTGACTTGTCAAATAGTGTTTTGTACATGCCTTAAAATATGGTTTACCAGATAATCCCTTTAATAGACTATATGTTACATTAAATCTAGTGTTTTTATCATAGTTTTCGTCTGTAGTTCTATCGTATAACTGGTCTAGAAATGCAGCTCTAAGTCCATGTGGAAGATAATGTAAATTTAATCCAAGAAACCCACCTTTTGCAGGCTCCATGGGTATGACCAGAGGAAATCTATCATAATAAGGTAATGTTCGTTTATGTTTTGGGTCGTACATCATCATGTACATGTCACCAAATATAGGTCTTGCTCTTTGTCGTGCATCTTTTTGTAATTGAGTACGATTAACTGATTTCAATGATGCAACACGAGTACGAAACCATCTCTGAGACTCTTTAGTTCTGGCTTGTATACCACCTCTAAATGCCTCTCTTTCTAACTTGTCAAATAGTTTTCCTGCCATACATGTATTTATACAACTTTTTTATTCTTTTTGTTGCATCATAGGTACATTTTTTTGTATAATACTCTTGTAATTGAGAATTACCAAGTACTTGAGGATTCGGACTTGTAAAAATTAGAGAAAATCCTACTTGATTAAGGTTTAGTCCAGATGACACTGAAAAGGTTCTTAATCATTAGAAA